GGGTAGGGTGGGGGGTACCTCCCCCCGGCCCGCGCGAACCGCAACGGCAGGGATAGCGGCTCGGAGTCGGTACACTTCCCACCGTTCCCGTAGAGGAGACCCCCCGTGCCCCCAATTCCGAAGCGCAGCGAGCAGCGCCGGCGGCGCAACTCCGAGGAACCCGACCGGCTCACCCTGCGTGCCGCGCAGGCGAAACCCCTGCCGTTGCGCCGCGGCATCCACCCTCTGGCGCGACGCTGGTACAAGGCACTGACCGATTCTGGCCAGTCCCACTTCTACGAGCCGAGCGACTGGGCCGTCGCCCTTTTGCTCGCCGAGGCGATCCACGACTTCGTGGACGACCCGAAGGCCGCCAAACTGAATGCCATCCTGCACGGGTCTTCATCCCTGATGGCAACCGAGGGTGACCGGCGTCGCATGCGCCTGGAACTCACCCGGGAGGCGAACGCCGATGACACTGAAGAAGTCGCCGTCGTCACAGCACTGGCCGACTACCAGGACCGTCTCGGTACATGACCGGATCGCGACACTGCCCGAGGCGCCCCCCGACCTGACGTTGGGTTGGGAAGCAGTCCGGTGGGCGATGACATGGTTGGTTCACCCCAACGGACCTCGGGCCGGGAAGCGCTGGCGGTTCACCGACTCGCAGGTGCGCTTCCTGCTCCACTGGTATGCCCTGCGCCCGGATGGACGGTGGTTGTACCACCACGGGGTGCGTCGGTGGGCGAAGGGCGCGGGCAAGTCCCCGTTCGCCGCCGCGCACGCCCTAGTCGAGTTTTGCGCCCCGGTCCGGTTGAAGGACTTCGACGCGCACGCCCCAGGCGGTTGTGTGGGAAAACCGGTGGACTTGCCGTGGATCCAGATTGCTGCGGCCGCGGAATCGCAGACCACGAACACGATGCGAATGGTTCGGGCTTTGGCGCCGAAAGGCTCCCGGGTGGTTGGTGAGCACCACCTGGACCCGGGCAAGACGATCTACTACCGCCCTGATGGTGGGATGCTGCAGGTCATCACGAACGCGGCCGAAACGAACGAGGGCGCGGAAACGTCGTTCGGGGTCGGGGACGAAACCGAACATTGGACCCCGGGCAACGGCGGTGTCGAGTTGTCCCAGGTGTTGGACCGCAACATGGGCAAGAGCGGATCCCGGTGGGTGGAAACCGCGAATGCGTGGAAACCCGGCGCGGAGTCGGTGGCCGAAGCCTCATGGAATGCGTTCGTGCTGCAGGAGGAAGGCCGCACCCGCGGCGAGTCACGGATGCTGTATGACGCCCGCCTGGCGCCGCCCGGAACGGACATGACCGACCGAACCTCACTCATAGCCGCCTTGGAACACGTCTACGACGATGCGTTCTGGGTTGACCTACCCGGGATCGTGGAGAAGATTTGGGATCCGCGAACACCGGTTGATGTGTCTCGCCGGTTCTACCTGAACTGGCCGGCTGTTGACACCGATGCTTGGCAGGATCCGAAGAACTGGTCGGCGATGGCCGCACCGCAGGTGCAGGTTGAGTCCGGCGAAGACATTGTGATGTTCTTCGACGGGTCGAAGTCGCGGGATGCGACCGCGTTGATCGGTTGCCGCATCGAGGATGGGCATGTCTTCACCCTCGGGGTGTGGGAGCCGACCCCTGAGCGCCCGGTGCCGGTGCGCGAGGTTGACGCCGCAGTGCGCAAGGCGTTGGACACCTACCATGTGGAGGCGTTCTTCGCCGACGTGCGCGAGTGGGAATCGTTCGCGAAGGTTTCATGGCCGGACCTGTTCGACGGTGCGGGCCTGTCGGTGTGGGCCGAGTCGAAACAGTCGAAGGAACCCCAGCCGGTGGCGTGGGACATGCGTGGGCACGTCGCGGAGTTCACGAAGGCTGCCGAGTTATGTCACGCCGAAATCGAAGACGGGTTGTTCACCCACGACGGCGATCAGCGCGTGGCCCGACACATCGCCAATGCGCGCCGACGCCCCAACCGTTACGGGGTGTCGATCGGTAAGGACAGTCCCGACTCGCCGCACAAGATCGACGCGGCAGTGTGCGTGATCGGTGTGCGGATGCTGCGCCAGCGGGTTCTGCGATCACCGCGGCGTAAACGCCCCGTCACCGCGGGGCTGACCACATTCTCGTAAGGAGACCCCCCATGACCGATCCGATCAAGGTCGCGCGCGACCTGCGGGATCGGCACCGTTCGGAATTGCGGCCCTCAGGGCACATCGGTCTGATCCGCGCATATGTGCGCGGCGACTACACCCCGTACATGCCGCCGGGCGCAACACCGGAGTTCCGGAAAATGGCCCATCAGTCCCGCACCCCGTGGCTGGGGCTGATCGTGGACACGTTCGCCAAGGGGCTGTTCGTAGACGGGTATCGGGGCCGTGACGGTGCCCCGCAGCAGGTGTGGGACTGGTGGCAGGCCAACCAGATGGACGCCCGCCAGTCCATCGCCCACCGGACAGCGTTGAAGTACGGCGAAGCGTACGTTCTGGCCTCGATGAGCGACAACGGCCCGGTGATCCGGCCACTGCGGGTCACCGACGTGGCCGCTGGGTGGTCCGACCCTGACGCGCAGTGGCCGGACTACCTGCTGGTCCGAACCCCCGACGGGTACGCACTGTACGACGACGAAACGTGTTGGAGTCTGAGCAGCACAGCCGACAAGCTTGATGTCAGTGACGCCGAAGAACACGGGTTTGCGATGTGCCCGGCGGTGAGGTTCCGCACGGACCTTGACGATGACAGTCTCGGCATCGTGAAACCGTTGATCCCTCTGCAGCAGCGCATCGACGCGACTGTGTTCGCGACGCAGATCGCGATCCATTACGCGGCGTTCCGGCAGCGGTGGGCAACTGGGCTGGTGTTGCCGATCGACAAGGGCACGGGGGAGAAGGTCGCCCCGTTCAAGGCGTCGGTGGACCGTGTGTGGTCTTCGGAGGACCCGGCCACGAAGTTCGGGGACTTCCAGCAAACCGACATCCAGGGCCACTTGGCGGCGTATCTGTCGGGTGTGCGTACCCTGACCGCGTTGGCGCAGGCACCGCCGACGATCCACGGGGAGTTGGTGAACTTGTCCGCCGAGGCGCTGGCGGCGACCTACGATTCGACGTTGCGGCGCATCGAGGAACTGCAAACGGTGTTCGGGGAATCCTGGGAGCAGGTCCTACGCCTGGCCGCGCAGGCGTGCGGTGATCTCAACGAGTCCGCCGACACCGCCGCGCAGGTGATGTGGCGCGACACGGAGGCGCGTGCCCTCGCCTCAACGGTCGACGCGCTCGGCAAACTCGCGCAGATGCTGAACGTGCCCGTCGAAGCGTTGTGGAAACGGGTCCCCGGGGTCACCGAACAGGACGTCGCCGAATGGGTCCGGCTGGCCGAACAGGGTCGCATGGACGAAGCGGTGGCCACCGCGCGCAGTTTCGGCCTGCCAGGTTTGGACAGCGATGCTCAGCCCACGGGCTGACGAACTGCAGGCACGCCTGAACCAGCTGCGCGAATGGGCGATGTCGCAGACCGCGGTCCTGTGGTCCCGGGTTGACGCGCAGCAAGTCGTGAACACCTGGGCGCCGATCGGCCCGGCGATCCTTGAAGTGCACACGGCGCTAGTCGTGGAAGCGTTGGAGGCGGTGGACCTGTTCATGTTCTGCATGGCCGCGGATGCCGGATGGCGATACGACACTGTTTGGACCGATGACCGCCCAACCCGACCGACCATGACCTCCCGTGGTCGACCGGCCGCGCCGGTCATACGCCGAGCCCCGATCATCGCGATGTGGCGAATGAAGCAGGGTCGACGCCCGACCGAGGCGATGCAGATGGGGTTGAACTTCCTGCAGCGAGTAATGGGAAGCGAAGCCCACGCGATCGGGCGCGAAGTGATGACCGAGCGGTTCTTGGCGCGGGGGTAGAAGATGGCGTGGACCCGTTTCCGCCGTGTCACCGTCGGCAAGAGTTGCGACTACTGCGTGACCCTTGCCACACGCGGCGCGGTGTACCACAGCGAACTCACCGCTGGGGCTGCCGACCACGATCACTGCGACTGCACCGTCGAACTCGAAACCGAACCGGACAGGCGCTTCGACGTGCGCATCGACGCACCGGACGCCGACCGGATCGTCACGATGCGCAGCCGCCAGAATAGGCTGCACCACTACGACACCTCCCGGTACCGCAACCTGGGTGTCTCCGAGCCTCCGCCAGCCACCGTGCCCAAGCCTGTGGGCCCTGGCAACGTACCTTCGGTACGGCTGTCCGGCCCGGCACGAACCCCCGCCGAACAGGCGCTGCTCGACACCTACGACAACGCGCTGAAGAAGTTGCCCCGCAGGACGATGGACCCGGCTGACGCACTGAAAGGCGCCAACCCTCACCACGTGCAGGGCCGCGAATATCAACAGAACTGCACGCGTTGCGTCGTCGCGCAGGAGGTGCGACGACGCGGCTACGACGTGACAGCGGCACCGTTGTTGGAGGGTGAATGGGCAGAGCCGATCGCGCACCGTGTGTTCGTCTACCGTGACGCCTCGGGAGTGCTTGCGCACCCACGCATCGACGCGTGGGTGCGGCTGGGGGACTTAACGGAGGTGGGGGTCGGGCTTCCCGACGGTGCGCGCCTGTGGGTGCAATGGCAGTGGGGTGCACCGTTGAAGGGAGCGCACATCGTCAACGCGGAGGTCGTTGACGGAGTCGCCACCATCCTCGATGGTCAAACAGGCCTATCGCATCGGCTCAGCGACCTGGCGGGCCGAGTGACTGACGTACGAGCGATCCGAGTTGATCACCTAGACTTGACCGATCGTGTTAGCGACTATGTACGAGTCGGCTAGGTGAAGGGGGAGTTTACGGATGCTTGACGTAAAGGCTGCGATCGCTGCCGCCCTCCAAGACCGCGCGAGTTACGGGCTCTTCGCGAAGGTCGACTCAGCGTGGTTTGATGAAAGTCGCGTCGTGGTGTGGTTCTACCCGGTCGACCCGTCGTCCCCTGGGGATCCGCTTCCCGACGGTACCCGGTTACCACTTGGCAACGCCCCGACTGTGGTGGATTTGGCCACGGGTGCGCTCAGCAGCCCTGGTTCGGGGTTTGGCGCCGTGCAAGCCATTGACGGGATGCGTCGCGTTACCGACCTCGACTTGTAGTCGCCCACCCCCACCCGGGCCGCAGGCCCACCCAATGTTCACTTCACTGCCGCCAAGGCGGTGGAGTTACCCCAGCGCCGATTGTGGCGCACCCCCTCACTCCGACGAATGGAGAACCCTATGGCTGGCAAAGCCAACGCAACGTCCGTCAAGGACTCCGACACAGAAGACACCTCCGACGTCGAAGACGA